GAAGCAAGTTTGCTACTATTTCAACACCGCAAGGCGGAACTTCACTAAATGGCGATGCTCTCAAAGCAGATGCTACAGCCGAAATGGAGAAACTGGAAATGGATTTGGCAAATTACGTTGATGGCAGTAAGCCATTATCATTCGTAATTGGCTAAAAACTGCTTGACTTTCCACATAGATGACTATACAATTTAAGGATGCTTTTAATAAAGGATCTTTCATGATAATTGGTATCTGTGGTTTAATTGGTTCAGGCAAAGGAACTGTTGCTGACTTTCTAGTTGAGCAACGAGGCTTTACTAAGATATCATTTGCTGATAGGCTTAAAGACGGTGTTGCTAGTGTGTTCGGCTGGGATAGAGAAATGCTAGAAGGCAACACAGACGATTCACGTGCTTGGCGTGAAAAGGTTGATCCTTACTGGAGCACAGAAACAGGACACCCTATTACACCTAGACTAGTGCTACAACTGTTTGGTACAGACTGTATGCGTAACGGTTTCTATGATGGCATATGGGTAAGCCTAGTTAAAAAGCAACTGCTAGAAAATCCTGACTCAAACTTTGTTATTCCTGATGTACGCTTCGAAAACGAAGCAGAAATGATAAAAAGCATTGGTGGTAAACTGTGGCGTGTTAAGCGTGGCGATGATCCTGAATGGTGGGATATAGCACAAACAGAAATGCGTCAAAAGGCCAAACAAAAAGAATCACCAGGCATTGTTGTGTCTAAAAAAATGGAAGAAAAGTATCCTCAAGTACACATATCAGAGTGGGCATGGGCAAACGTTGAGTTTGATGCTGTTATTGAGAACAACAGCAGTGTAGAGTTTCTTAAAAATCGGGTGTTAAGTCACCTTGTTTCCAAGTAAATCCTTCTTTGTGTAGAACACGCTGACAATTAGCACAAACAGTTTTAAGATTAGCATGACGGCAATTTGTTAGTTTACCGTCTATGTGATACACAGCAAACTGCTCGGTGTGTTTGCTTGAGAATCCGCACTTATCGCACTTGTCTTTTTGACGATATCCCAGTTGATACCACATAGGTATGCTTGGTGTTCTACCTCTAGCACACTGTTCACACTTGCTTCTATAATAGATCTTACGACCCTTCTTATAATTAACTGCACAGGGTCTACATTTACAAGATTTACACAAAGGTCTAGTCATAACTGTATTTACCCGCCCTTTACCATACCTTTTTCGCTGTATATTACACCGCATTTTTGGTTATAGTTGCTAAATATGTTTAAGAACTTAATTAAAGGAGTAACAAGATGGCACTATCATCACCAGGAGTTGAAGTTAGCGTAATTGACGAAAGTTTTTATACGCCAGCCGCGGCCGCAACGGTACCTCTGATTATCGTAGCAACAGCCGCTAACAAGCCAAATGGCGCAGGTACAGGAACTGCACAAGGAACGCTAAAAGCGAATGCAGGAACACCATACCTAATTACATCACAAAGAGAATTAACAGAAACGTTTGGTAATCCAACGTTCTACACAGACTCATCTAACAATCCATTGCATGGTAACGAACTAAACGAATACGGACTACAAAGTGCATATTCATTCTTAGGTGTTGCTAATAGAGCATATGTTGTAAGAGCAGATGCTGATCTAGGAGAACTAACAGGTTCTTCGGATGCACCAGCAGGTTCACCATCTGATGGCACATATTGGTTAGATACAAACGATTCATTATACGGTATTTTTGAATGGAACAGATCAACACAGAAATTTACTAACAAGATTCCTTTAGTTCTTAATAATGTTACACAACTTGTTGGCGATGTTTCTTCAGGAGATCCAAAATCTAGCGTAGGTGCAAAAGGTGATTATGCTATTGTTACTGCAAGAACATCAAATGATGTTTACTACAAAAATGCTGATAACGCTTGGGTTAAAGTTGGTAGCACAACAAGTTCAAACATAGCGGCCGCAACAGGAAGTGATTCAACATTTACTTCAGACAGTTGGGCATCTAGTTGGCCAGCAATCCAAGGCACAGTTTCAAATCCAACACTAGGCAATGGCCAAGGCGTAAACATTAACGGAACAAGTGTAACGATTTCAGGAACTACTGTTAGTGCTTTTGCTCAAGCAATTAATGGCGCGGCAATTCAAGGTGTCGGTGCAAAAGTTACAAGCACAGGTATTTTAGAAATCTACAGCGACGGAACTTCAAGTTCAGATGGCACTACAGACGACGGTGCAATTATTATTGAAGACAGTGTAGGTAGCACACTAAAAGCAGACTGTGGTATTACAGCAACTTATTATTCAGGTATTGCTGTACAGATTTCAAAACACTCAAATGTCCCAACTTGGAAGTCAACTGATACTGTTACAGTAGCAGGAACTTCAAGAAGTGGTATTAAACCAAGCGGAAGTGTTTGGTTCAAAACTACAACACCTAACTTAGGTGCTCAATTAAAAGTTCAAGTATGGAATGACAACTTAGGTGTATGGTCAAGCGTAAGCACACCAATCTATGATACAACAGAAGAAGCAGTTAATTCAATTGATTCTTCAGGTGGTACATTGATTCCTGCAGGTACAGTATTTGCAAGAGCAAACTACACAGGTGTAGGCGGTGCTAACGACAGTTCAACTGGTGTTGAAAAACTAGTTAACTTTAAACTATATCGCAGAGTTACAAGTTCTCCAACTACAGTAACTGGTACTGAAAACGGTGCTAACCCAACTGTTACAGCAAATCCAGGATATAACACTATGTTAATTGCTGAAACTGTTGCAGGTAGCAATGTTTACTCTACAGCAAAAACAGTAACAGTAGGTGGTACAACTGTTGAAGACATTGCAAGTGCAATTTCAGCGGCGGGATTTACAAACATCACTGCAACTGTATCAAATGGTTATCTATCAATTAGCCATACACTAGGCGGCGAAATTAAAATTACAGATGCTAACGGTATTTTAGCAACTGCTGGATTCACAGGCTGGTCACGTTCGATTACAGGTGTTGAAGCAGGAACACAAAATTACTATGCGGCAAACAGTGCTGAAGATCACGATTATGTAATTTCAAACTGGAAGCCACTTGTTTATGAAGCAAGTGACGATGCTCCAACAGCAACTCCAGCAGATGGTACATTGTGGTATAACACAGTGCTTGACGAAGTTGATATCATGGTACATGATGGAGACAAGTGGGTAGGATACTTAAATTATGCTCCATATGCGGGTGCTACAGATCCAAATGGTCCTATTGTTAGTGCAACTGCTCCAGCGAAAACTGGTGGACAGTCAGATGGCACTGATCTAGTTGAAGGAGATATTTGGATTTCAACTGCTGATGTTGACGAATACGGTGCAAAAATATATCGTTGGGATAACGCGGCAACTGAATGGGTAGCAATTGATGTTACTGACCAAACAACAGAAGAAGGTATTTTGTTTGCGGATGCACGTTATGGTGCGTCAGGTGCAACAGGAGACACAGCAGGTGCTATTAAAGATTTATTAAGCACAAACTATGTTGATCCAGATGCTCCAGATCCAGACTTATATCCAAGAGGTATGTTGTTATGGAACACAAGACGTTCAGGATTTAACGTTAAGAAATTTGTAAAAGGACAGATTGACATTACTGCAAACAGTGGTAAAAACATACGTTTCGGTGATGAAGCAATGAGTTCATACAAAGTTGATCGTTGGATTGGCTGGAACACAGTTAAAGCAGACGGTTCAGGATTATTTGGTAGACATGCACAAAGACAAACTATTGTTGCAGGACTTAAGAGTGCAGTAGATGCTAACGATCTATTACGTGATGAAGAAACACGCAACTTTACATTGTTAAGTGCTCCAGGTTATCCAGAGTTAACAACAAACTTGATCAGTCTAAACGTAGACAGAGGACTAACAGGATTTGTTGTTGCTGACACTCCTTTCAGACTTACACCAACTGCAACATCATTGCAGAACTGGGGTAATAACACAGCAGGTGCCGCAACAGACGGTGAAGATGGTGCTGTAAGTTATGACGAGTACATGGCAATGTTTTATCCATCAGGATTAACAACAGATGTGAATGGTAACAACATTGTTGTTCCACCAAGTCACATGATGCTAAGAACTATTGCAGTTAGTGATGCTGTATCGTTTCCATGGTTTGCACCAGCAGGTACAAGACGTGGCGGTATCAGCAACGCAACAAGCGTAGGTTACATCGATGGAGAAGGTGAGTTTAATGCAGTAGCACTTAATGACGGTGTGCGTGAAACAATGGCAGGAGTTAAAATTAACCCACTAACATTCATTACAGGAAGTGGTTTAGTTAACTTTGGTCAATACACTAGAGCAAGAAATGCAAGTTCATTGGATAGAATCAACGTAGCAAGATTAGTTGCTTACTTGAGACGTCAAATGACACTGCTTGCTAAACCGTTTATGTTTGAACCAAACGATAAGATTACACGTGATGAGATCAAACAAGCAACAGAGAGTTTATTACTTGAACTTGTAGGTCAAAGAGCATTGTATGACTTCCTAGTTGTGTGTGATGAAACAAACAACACAGCCTCAAGAATTGATCGCAACGAACTATACGTAGACGTAGCAATTGAACCAGTTAAGAGTGTGGAATTCATTTACATTCCATTACGCTTAAAGAACACAGGCGAAATTGCAACTTTGGGCAATCAATAATGGGGATAAATAAAACTATACAAGGAGCAAATTAGATGGCTATTTCAAGTTTAAGCAAATTTACAGTTCCGTTGGCGAGTGACCAATCAGCAAGTTCACAAGGCTTGTTGATGCCAAAACTCAAGTATCGCTTTAGAGTGAGCCTTGAAAATTTTGGTGCTGGTGCTCCTAACATTGAACTAACAAAACAGATCATTGACGTAACGAGACCAAACGTAAACTTTGAATCAATTGCAATTGATGTTTACAACTCTAAAGTTTACTATGCTGGTAAACACACATGGCAACCAATTACAATCACAATACGTGACGATGTAAACAATGCTGTGAGCAAGAGTGCAGGTCAACAGTTACAGAAACAGTTCGACTTCTTTGAACAATCAAGTGCCGCAAGTGGTATCGATTATAAATTTAAAACTAGAATCGAAATCCTAGACGGTGGTAACGGTGCTAATACACCTAACGTGCTTGAAACGTTTGAATTAGTTGGTTGTTTTGTACAAGACATCAACTATAATCAGTTAACATATTCAGATTCAAACCCAGTTGACATCACAATGTCAATTCAATACGATAACGCAATCCAAACTAATGGTGCTGGTCAGCCAAATGGTATCGGTAGTGCTATCGGAAGAACAATTAGAACTTTAGCAACAGGCTAAGGATTAGTTAATAGTCATCTGTTTATGAAAAGGCCGGGCGTTAAAACTCGGCCTTTTTTCTTGACTAAATATTAGTATGGCAAAGTTAACAAAATTTCTCGGTAATGTAGTAGGCGGCATCTTTGGAAACGAAGGTGACATGAAGGATTACAAACACGCGGCTCGTTTGTTTACAGATGAGTATATGCGTCTTGCACCTAAAGTAGAATTCTTATATCATGTATTTTTTGATATTAATCCGGCCGCGGCACGTTCGCCGGGTGCAAATGTAGGCTGGTCAGAACGCAATCCTAATGTTGAAGTGGGCATGTTAGTTAAGTCATGTCAAGTTCCTGGAGTGCAAATTAATACAGAAACTAAAAATCAATATGGTAAAAAAACTAATATACAAACACAAGTTCAATACAGTCCTGTAAATATTACATTTCATGACGATAATGTAAACCTAATAAGTGGTATGTGGCAACAGTATTTTAAAAATTACTATGCTGACTCTAATTATCCTGATGCACTTTCTAGACAACCTACTTATAATGCGGCGGCAGTTGGAAGACGTGAAGCACAAGCAAGAGAAAGAAATGGCGGAAAGGCAGGAAGAATCAACGGACAATATAGTTTTGGTTTAACGAATTATAACACTGGTCATTTTTTTAGAAGAATTAGTATCTATCAATTAAGCAGACACGCATTTTTTGAATATACATTAATAAATCCTATAATTCAAAGTTGGCAAGGTCCAACACT